GAATTAGTATTTTGTTTTGTTTTATTTGTTTATTTAATTTTAATTACCCAAGTTTACTCATCAAATCTTTCATTCTTAAGAACTGAGGATTCTCATAAGTTTTTGATTCAATTAGGGTAGTTGATGAACCCGTAGAAACACTCTTGTTTAATTTAGCTTCTACTGATTCGTTAATTGGTGTACTTTCAGTTTTAGACAATTCATCTTTAATTGACCTGTAAAGACTTTTAGATTCTTTCAAAGTATCTACATTATCGAATCTTCTAAGAATATTAATTTTCTCCTTTTTAGTGGTCGAATGTTCGGTGAACAATCTTGTAGCATATGCCAAGTTTGAGTTGAAGATAGCAACTTCATTAAGTTTTTCTCTGAAAACATTTAATGCTTTTCTGTATTCTTCATTTTTCTCTCTCAACGTTGCAACTTCTGATTCTGAGGATTCGGTTTTTACTCCGTTCTTACCATAAACAAAATTTCTGTTTGGGGTAATACCTTTTCTAAGTCCTCTTCCTTCTTTTGAACCCATTCCATAAGTTCTTGCTGCTTCTTTAGTTTCCTCTTTTCCAAAAGGTTTCTTTTTTAAGGTGTTAGGTTTTTTCATTCCGTGAGCACCCTCTTTTGTTTCAGCCTTAACAACTTTGGATTTTTGTTCCATATTTTCACCTTTCTTGTATTCGAATTTTGGTTTACCAGTACCAACTGATTTTGGTCCTTCTTTCTTCTTTTCATCGAATCCGCCTTTAGCTTTATCTTTGTAAGTGAATTTAGGTCCAGACCCAATTCCAACACCTTTAGGTTTTACTGTCGATTTACCTTCTCTAACAGTTCTTCTGTGGTTGTAAGATTCGTCCAAATCTTCTTCTTCCATCATGTCGTCATCTTCTTCTTCCATCATGTCGTCATCTTCTTGCTCCATCATGTCATCATCTTCTTGCTCCATCATGTCATCATCTTCTTGCTCCATCATGTCATCATCTTCTTCTTCCATCATGTCGTCATCTTCTTCTTCCATCATGTCGTCATCTTCTTCATTAAATTCGATTTCGTACATAACTTCTTCATCCTCCATGTCGATGTCTTCAACATCGCCATCTTTAGAGAAAATTGCATTAATAACATCTTCTGTATCAAGATCCATGTCATCCATTTCATCCATGTGCATTGCTTCGTCTAATTCTTCTTCGTCTTCTTCAGACTCACCAAGCTTAACTAAGTATTCGGAATCTGTGTCAGTATCGCTCAAGTGAATATCCTCACCGTCTTTCTTAACGATAATTCCATCTTCTTCACCCATAGCCTTGAACACTTTCAGAATTTCTTCGTCAGATGCGTCAGTTAAATCTATTGGACTTTCTTCTGAATCCATATCCATGTCCATGTCAAAATCCATGTCCATTTCCATATCATCTTCATTATCAACAGGTACATCCATATCGATGTCTGTATCTAATTCAACCTCATCTTCCATGTCTTGTTCTGATAGAGATTCTTTTACTAACTGATTGATTTCTTCCTTCATAGTAGAAGCAAGTATTCCTTTTGCGTTTTGGGCGATTGCTTCTTCAACATTTCTCATTTGAATTAACGCCTCCTGTACTAAGTTTTTATTTTCTTGCATAGAAAAAAATTGTTTAATTTATCATATAAATAGTACCAAAATGAAAAAAAGTCATTTCACAATACCCCTAAAATAAAAAAAGTGGTCAATAGACCACTTCATTTGTTTCAGTTTGATAATGTTGATTACTCAATCACCTCGTCGATTTTACTTTCAGACACAGCAGTGATTCTCCAATCATGAGTAAATCCCTCATACTTCTTGGTTACTTTTGCCTCAACGTCTGTAACAGAGTAACCTTTTACAAGTTTCTCTTCTCTGACTTTTTTAATCTTACCTGTGTTTTCATCAGGAAAATCGTACTGAATTTTTGCTACAAAATATTTTTCTTCCATAATTTTATTTTCTTAAAAAATCGTCTAATTTTTTCATTAAGTCAACCGACTTTTCAGCATACTCATTATTTTGTTTAGATTTTCTTTCTTCCTCTAAATTTTCTTCATACTTACTTCGTTCGTCAGGATTTGAAAACAAATAAGCTCCTGGAGTTGATGGTGATGATACCAAATCAAAACATATCAATTCAAAGTCATCTTGTACTTCATTTCTTTCTCCGACTTTTTTTAATGACCCAACACCTCTTGAAGAGATACCTAAAGTCACTCCCTGTCTCATTAGGTTAGCAGCTTGGTCTCCTTTTGTTGAAACTATCCCTCTTTCGTGAAACCCTGGAGATGTTAATAATTTGAGTTTTCCCATGAGTATATTTTTATCCCACCATATATCAGTAATAATGTGAGATACTCTGTCCAAGTCTATTAATGATGATTCAGGGTGATTTAATTCTGATGTTGACAAACCCTTAGAAATAGATTGTTTATATCTATCGGCCTCTCTTTTCAAAATACTTTCAGGATATGTTCTACCATTTCTATTTGGAGTATCATATTTTTGAAGAACTGCATAAAATTCAAATGGATTTCTATAATCTAAATTGGACGCTTCTTTTAGAATATCAATATTCTGAACATCTTTTGGAGAAACCCAACCCGCGTCCATTTCAATCAATATACCGTGGCCAAGCTCGCTTGCTTCTAAAATTCTTAAATTTTTCATCTAATCTTTTAAGATAAATATACGGATTCAGATAGTTTGTTAGATTTAGTCTTTTTTAGAAATTGAAAAATCAAAGTATTTGTTTTTAATCACATTATTTTTATAGATTGATTTAACAATATTTTTTATGGATTCTTTGATTTCATCACACTTGAAATCCATTTCTCGGTGGGTATATAGATTGATTTCCAAATTGAAAAATGATTTTTTCCCTTTTGATATCCCACTTGTTCGAAGGTCCAAATCAACAATATTTTTTTCTTGAAAAATTTTTGAATCGATTGATTCAAAAACTGAATTTTTTATTTCTCTCCCTAAACCTAAGACAATTCGGTTCCAATTTTCTAATTCTTCTTTTGGTGTAACCCACGATTGAATATTTATATAAACCGATTTTAAGTTTTTGGAGTCTACTGTCCCATATTGGGACTTGATGGGGTTGAACAGGTTAAGTTTAACACTTTTTCCTTTTTTCATTAATAATGATATTATGTACGTTTATTAATGAAATTATATACATAATATACATAAATGTCAAAATTTTTTTATATTTGGAGATATTTTAATATATGATAATAATAAAAATTAATCAGGGTAACCCTCTTGAGAAAGCTCTCAAGACCCTAAAGTCAAAAGTAATTAAAACAAAACAAAATCAAATTTTATTTGAGAAACGGGAATATACAAAAAAATCTGTACTTAAAAGAGCACAGATTCTGAAGGCAAAATATATTCAAAGTCTTAAAGACCAATCAAATTGATTCTTCCAAATTTTTTAATTTTAGGAAATTTAATTGGTCAAATTTTTCAGACTTAACTTTATCAATTGTTTCTAAAATTTTTGTTTTAATATCCTGTGAATCTTCACTATTTTGGAGTGCCGTCAATTTAGATATTGCACTTTCCTTAATTGTTTCGAATTTTGTTTCCAAAGTTTTGACATCTTCAGAAACAATTTGAAAAAATTCTTTTTTAGAATTTTCATCTAAACTAAGTATGTAGTTATTAACTGTTTGGTTTGCTATGGTAACCATAGAACTAATCGGAATATTAATATTTTCTTTAATTGTTTCTTTGGTTGATGAAATTACCTTTAGAATACTTTTCTTTGCATTTAATCTTTCAAGTAAATTAACACCTTGGCTATAAACTAACGTATCAATTTCAGTATAATTGTTTTCAGTTTTTTCGGAAAGACTAATCGGAAGTTTAATACTTGGTAAAATCTTATTTAACAGAGAAATCCCCTCCTCTATAAAATCTTTCGCATCCTGTTCACTTAATCCTTGAGGTGAACTCAGTTGGTCATATATCGCATATGCTTTAGACATACCTTTATTATTCAATACGTTGTGTTTGAATTCTCGTAAACTCTTCTTGAATTCAGTTTCATTTTTGTATGATTCCAAGAGATTTTTTTCAATTAGGGATTTTATTGTTCCGAAGGTCATTGTGTTTTTTACAATAAATATTATGAATTTAATAACTTATCTAAGTGTTTTGAAATTTCTCCTAAAGAATCTTGTCCTTGCCCCAAATTAATCATTTGAGATCCTTTAATAAAGTTATTTTCCACTAAAATGTTCATATCTTTTTGTTTTGATTCTGGAGTTATTTCTGCTGGTGGAGGAGTTGTTTCACCACCTCCCGCCGGTGGTATATCTGGTTCTCCTCCAGGAATTTCCACCCCTCCTCCAAATGATGGTGGTGGCCCTAATTCTTCTCCTCCATCCATTGTAGTAGATGCACCTGCGGTTGGTGTTGCCCCTGTGGCACTTCCGTAAAGTTTATCTATATTATCAAACAATCCTGTTTTTGTAATAACTGTTGGAGTTGCCTTTAACTCTTCACCTACCGCTCTTTCAATTCTTTGTTGTTGTAAGTCTAAACGAACTTCGTCATCTGACCATCCAAATATGTGTTTCTTAGCCCATGTAGATGAAGTGGCTTGAATTCCATTTCCTGGATCTGAGACCAAATCTTTATACAATAATACTTTTTCTTTCCAAACATCAATTTTTAATAAATCTGCTTGTGTGGATGGGTTTGTTAATCCAATTGTAAAGTTCTCTAATTCGTCTTCAAATCCCAATAAAAATAAATGCACAATTGCGATTTTATTAAGTTCGGCAATCATACTCTTTTGAATTCTATTGATAGTACGAGCAAATCGAATATCTTGTAATGCCAAGTTTTTACCATCACCAACAACTTCTTCAAATCCTAAGAAAGCTTTAGGTACACGAAGTGCGGTTAGTAATTTCTTTTGAATATATTCAATATCGGCAATTTCAGATAAGTTAGTCGCTCCTGGTAAAGTATCAATAGGTGTTGGTGCAGCCGGGTCTCTAACAGGGATAAAATAATCTTGGTCAACTGCCATTTGATTAAACCTCATATCGACATTACCTGTTTTATTGTCAACAACTTGTTCCCTCTTGAATTTGTTTGCAACACGTTGTACATATGCCTCGACATCATCGTCGTTCATGTTACCAACAAAAACTTTGAATATTCTTCTTTCAGGTGCTCTTGAAGTTCGATATATCAACATAGCGTCTTCACAAAGAAGTAATTGTTTCCAAATACGTCTTGCTTTTTCCAACATAGATGTTCCATAAGGAAGTTTTCTGTCATCACCCAATAATCTAAAGTGAGCCATCTCCCAAGATTGGAATTCCATATTTTTATTTTTCCAAGTAAAGTGTAATGCTTTTTGGTCTTTATCTACATCATTTTTTACATCGACAGAAATTTTACCACTCGCACCAACCTCATGTCTTTCAATTTCTATAGTTGGTAATTGCTGGCATCCTACAATACCCTTCTCAGGGTCTAACTTCAAATAGACAAAGTTGTCACCATACTTACATGTGTTACGTGTCCACATTGGTAAGTTTGTATTGATATCCAAAGCGTTGTTAAATAAATCTGCAAGTACCCCCTTTATTCTTTTAGATTCTGAATAAATTTGTAATATAAAACCGTCTTCATTTGTTGTGGTTGATTCTTCAGCATAAATGTCTAATGCGGCAGAAATCTCAGGAGTATATTCCATTGATTCATAGTCGTATTGTGCGGATAGTCTTGTTGGTTCATAATAAATCGCTTGAGAATAAAGATTGTTCTCAACCTTAGCCCATTGATTGGTAAGATAATATGTTTGTTGTGCTTGAAGTTTTTCTTTCTCATACTCCTCTCTACTCTTTGTGCGTAGGAGTTCCTTTTTATCAAACTTGAATGTTGGATAGTCTTGGTTTAATAATGAGTTAGGTCCAAATGTTTGTGACAGTCTTTGCCAAACCGTCATATTTTGTTCTGCCATAATCTAAATTTACTCTTTACCTCAGTAATATAAATAGTTATCTAGCACCAAATAACCATCCATATTTTTGGTAATCTGCTTTAGATGCCCCATTATTATTCAAGTGGGGGTCTCGACCCATTTGAGGCACCAATGGGTTAAAAAAATCTGAAGTATTTTTATTTTCATTCATCACAGTAGACCACGAATTCAACATGGCTTTTGTGTGATTAACAACTTTAGTTAATGATTGAAATGATTTT